AAAACAATCTTTGATAATAACTCATGTCATTAAATGCTAGACCAGTATCTAATATAGAATCTCTTATCATACCAAATCGTTCAGCAGGATCAGTAGCCATCATAAGATCCATGGCATTAACAAAGTTCCCACCTAATGCGGCATTTAATTTACCTGCTTGTCCGGCTGCACCCTCAAATGTATCAAACGCTGCTGTTAGTGTGAGTATCCTGGACATTTCCATACCAGTAATACGTGATGCATGTGCTAACTTTTTAAAAGCCATCTCGCCTTCAGAGCCTAGTTTTGCTAAATCTTTGCCCATAGTAGCAAAAGCAGCCATATATTCTTCTTGTTCGAAGCCCAACTCTTTTGCGTTTGCTGTCAACCTGCGTAAAACATTATCAGTTTCATCAACATTTGTTCCCATTATTTTGATGCTGTTTTGAATAATAGCAGCAGAGGTTTGAGCAGTAACACCAATCTCATTTAAAAGGGCAACCTGTTCTGTAAGTGCGTCTCTTTGCTTTTTGGACATCAACGTAAAATCAGATACACCTTTAATTAAGGCAGCCTGTGCCTCACCTGCTTCTTGGGCACTTACGCCATACTCTGCTAATGCAAAATAAGTTTGTTCTATTCTATCGGTATATTCATCACCAAAACGAAAATTTTCATTAAACTTTGCTATGGCATCTTGCAGCCCTAGCGCTGCTTGTGTAGCCTGATTAAGAAAACCCGGCACATTAACACCAGTAACGTTTTGAAAGCCTTGTTTTGCTTTACCGGCTGTTTTATTGAGTGCGTCTCCCGCGCCGAGGATGGAGCCTGCATAATTGCCAGTTTCAAGTTGCTGACCTATTTCATCATATTTTTTTGTTAGTTCTGCTGCTAATCCATTTTGCGTTCGCATATCGTCGATGCTATTTTGTCTAGCAGCGGCAATTCTGTTCATTTTATCAACTTGTTTGCCTAACACATCAACATTAGTTCTGTCATTCTCCAACATTTGAGACACAATATTTTTATTTTTACCTAAAATATCACTTTGCACTAATAGGTTTCTAGTCTGCTCATCACCTAAAATAGCAGCATCTCTTCGAAGATCTAAAATTTTTGATTGCTTTAAGATTTGCTGTGTGTCAATATCTAGTTGCAATTGCTTTGCTGCGGCGCTTCCCTCGTTTAACTGAAGGGAAGTTTTAAGTTTTTCAATATACGAGTCTATATCTGATATATCTTTGAGTGCGGACTCTACTTTGAGAGTTTTTTCTTTCTCGCCTCTTATAGCCTTAAGTAATTCTGCTACTTTACTTAACTCATCCGAGCCGGGGGTTCCATCAGCCATATATTAGCCCTCTTAAACTATAAATAAATAGTGTATAAAACAAAAAGACAAGGCAAAGCCTTGTCTCTTAAGTATTACTTTCCAAAGCCTTGCGGCATTTGTGGTGCGTTATGTGATGATAAAGTTTGAAAATTACCACCATTTGATGAATTTTCTATGGCTTGTTTTTCTTTTTCAAGTTGTTCGGTCAGTCTTTTTACAAACCAATCACGAAGACCTATAGGCAGGTTATAAGCCTCATAAAAAGACCATCCACCCAAATACTTTAAATAAAATATTTGCTCGTAAATAGCCTCAATATATTCATCGGTCAGGCCAAAAAAAGTCCGCCGTAAGTGGCACCTCCAATAACTCCTCGTGCCCACAAGAGTCACATTCAAAATTACGAATTAAATCAATATTTGGAGTTGAAAGTCTTTGAACTGTTCGAAGATGTCTAGCATCGATTGAAGGTAAGTTTTCTGCAACATAATTAATAGATTTTTGAGTTGCATCGCCATTAACAGAAACAATAAAAGATTTAAGTTGTCTAGTAATTGTTCTTTCTTCTCTTTTAGTTTTTCTAGCATTCTCAACTTGGTTTATGAAATTCTTTTCATCGTGACCGTTAAGTAATCTATATGTAACTTCAAGTTTTGTTCTAGGCAAAGTTGTTGTAAAAGTGCCATTACCATTATCGGTCACATCATTTGGATCAACACCAGAACCATCGTAAACATCTATGTTGCTTAAATCAAATTCATAATCTTGCTGTGTTCCGCAAGAAGGACACGTTATTTTTGTGTCATAATCAGGACCATAACCTGAAATCCTAGTTGAAATCAAAATAGCGTTTCTATCACCAACTAAAAGATCGCTTGCTCTGATCTTCTTATCGATAATTACACTTTCCAAAAGACGGTCTAATGCAAGACCTTTCTTAAGCAGAGCCCGAGAAGTAAGAAGATCTTCCTCTCTTGCAGTCATATGCTTAATTTCAATTGTCTCTTGATTATGTAGAGGGTGACCTTGTGGGTAATATCTACCACCTGAAGGCAACTCTACAAATTCAGTAGGTACAACAAAGGACATTAAGCCTTCGTTGCTGTTAGTCATCGGCGCGGGGGGCTCCGCTTGAACGTTGCTAGCCCCAAGGCGCTCTCTATTTCTAGCCAATATACACCTCTATGTTAGTATTAGGTCTCGTTAGAAGGGCTGAAGTACTCTGTACCATCGGTAACGGTGTCACTATCATCAGTAGTGATTTTAGCGTTCAATGTAGCCCAATCATACTTGAAAGTTACAGAAAGTTCAACTAACTCATCGTCACCATAAGCCAAATCACCAAACTTCATATCGGTAATAATTGGATTCCAAAGTTTCCACTCTTCAACTCTGTTGCCGTTTGCATCTAATTGAGCAATTGTAACACCACCTAAAGCAGTTCCCATTTTGGCTTTTGAAATTGTTGCTAAATCGCCGGTATTGACAGCGTTGGAAGGAACCTTATAGCCAGCAGCCTCGGTAATTCTTGCAAGAAGAGAAGAAGCATCTGGATTCTGTGGATCGACAAATGCAACAGTAACATCATTCCAAGTAACAGCACCAGGATAAAAAAACTTGTGATTCAAATAAGAATGCTCAATAGAATTAATCGCAAAGCCTGGCTTATTAGCATTTTTAGCAAACCACATAATGGAAGTATCCGAAGATGCTCCTTCAGTAGCAGGCACGTTCAAATTATCAATTTGAACAATAAATCTAAACTTTCTTTTTGGATCATTAATTGAACCGCCGCCGGTATGATCTTTACCCCAAAATGCCATTTGTGTGAACTCCTATAAAATGTTCTATACTTAAATAGTATAAGTGAGGGAATTTCACCCTCACTAGTTTTTTATTAATCGTCGAAAGAAGCGCCCGAGTTAGCAATCACAAAGTCAATTGCGATGTACTCAATAGCACGAGCAGGCTTAACCATGATCTTTGCGTAGAGAATATTCTGGTCAACAAGATCTGGTGTCGTAGTGCTGCTATCGAGAATAAGTTTATACTCTGTGATACCAAATCGTGTCTTAACATCAGACAAGAGAGGCTCAACCAAGTTCTTGAATCTTCTCCAAGTAGCCTCAACATTCTGCTCAAAGAGAATCTGTGTAGAAAGAATGGAGATCTGCTTCTTAAGGAAGATGACAAGACGACGAACGTTGATTCTGTCAAGTGCAGACGAACGCTCCTGAAGTGTCTTCTGCCCGAACACCACAATTCCACTAGACGGGAAAGAAGCAATTGGATTAATTCTACTCTCGTAAAGTGTGTCGCGGTCACGAGAGATAAGTTTCTCGGAAACATTTGTGACTGGAATACCAGCAGCACCCTGTGTCAAACCACCTCTATTAAAGCCAGCAGGAGCAAACCAAATCTCGGACTGACGCTCGGAGCTAGCAAGAACACCCATCATAGCAACTGTTGGCGGAATCCAAACAAGCTGACCTGTTCCAGCATCGCGTGTCTGAACCCAAGGATAGTAAGTTGCACCATAGCTGGAATCAATACGACGCTGCTTAAATGTGTTAGCGGTGCTAGTTGGATTAGCTGGCACACGCTCACTCTTATTAGCCTTGTAAGCTTCGTGAGCCGGGATATAAACATCTGGCAAGTCAATAATTGCCATTGCATCGCCGCGATCTTCACAAACATCAATCATATGCTCTGTAAGAGTTTCCTGTGTTAAGCCAGGAACCGAAAGCAAGTTCATGTTAAGCTGATCCGGATCTGCAATTGTGTCGATTGCTCTTCTGTATGTGTAGTAAACATAGTTTGTTTCATTAGTAGAAGTGCTAGACATCTCGCCATTTCTTAATGGATCTGGCTTGGTAATATCAAATCCGTCAAAGCCACCCCAGAATGGAGCGGTAAAGCGGCTAATATTAGCGTCAAGAAGAGTTTCATAGGTGTTTGTGCCGCGAGCGGTTGTACTTAAACCACTTTGACGAGAACCAGAGACGTAATTGTAGACTGGAACTGTAGCAGACGAACCACTAATATCATCCAAAGTAAACACATAAGAATAGCCATTGATGCCAACAGCTCCATCATTATAAGATGCTACTGTGGTATCAACGGGAATATTATCGCTCTGCCCAAGTCCACCATATAAAAGTTTATGCATATCAGCAATGCTGCGATCATTACGGGCACTAGTTGTTTCTCTCGTAGTAGAAATACCAAAATAAGCCTTTGTTTGGTCGCTTAAGCCTCCGTCGGTGGCTTTAGCGCGCAACCTGTCCTCTGGGAACAAGAAAGATGCTGTTAAGTCAGTGGCGGCAAAAGAAGCAGAAACCAAGTAATTAATATCGCTATGTCCACCTGGAAGAGTAGTGCCAGCCACAACAAAAGTTGTTCCAAGGGTTCCGGCATTGGCAGTCGATCCGCTCATTCCTAATGCAGATTGATTTCTATACTTTGGAGGACCAAAATAGCCAAATGGAAGAAGTGTCTGATCTAAAGCGCCTGCCTCAACATCAGGATTAACCTCAACTCTAATAAATTTAGATTGGTTATCGTAATCACCATAAGTTTCTAATCTACGCTCTGTCTCATTCCATTTGTTGTACTTATCACCAATCTTACGTGCAATAAAGTCTGGTGATGCAGGATCAAGTGTGCAATTATCAAATCTTTCAACAGACATAACGTGATTGTCAGTATCATTGATATTTCTTAAAACAACAGAGAAAGTTCCATAATTGGTGCTATTTGATGTGGATTGTCTAATTTGTTCAATAGAAACTTTCATATTTCTAC